TGCTGTAAATACAGTTATAGCTTGAATTTTAAGTACTTCTATTTCTCTTAGAAGTTCATCATGTGTCATTTTAAAAACAACCTATTTATTTTGTATCTGTCAGCAAGCCCTGGATAGACTCTAACGGCGTCTTTGTATTTATCTTCAACATACGATGTTGCTTCTAATATTTCAAATTCAACGCCTTCTTGATTGATAAATTTGTCGCCCTCTTTAAACTTTATTTTAGCTTTCGTCTCGACAATTTCAGAATATCTTTTAGTCTCAATCGTTTCAACATCTACATAACCGCGCTTCTTTTCAACTGAACGATACTTAATAGGAACTAATCCAGTGAAATGTTCATCATCTTCTTCTCTGTTGATTTCATCTACATCAGAAGGAACGATTGCTTCTTGCCATTGGCCACGTTTTGGGAACTCTTTGTTTCCTGCATACATAACTAGTACCCCTTTCGATACGCAACTTCTACTTCATATCTCAACATGTCTGTAAACTTTTTAATGCCTAGATTAGTTGATTTGATAGCATTCTGCGCGTTTTGAGGAAGTTTATCTAATGGATCATTTGTTTTGCTTATTTCTGTTAGTGCTTGATCGCCTATCGTGAGAGTACTTGCAACATATGAACATACATAGTTTACAAAATCAATGCGATATGATTCGTTAGTAGCAACAAGGTATTCAATCACTTTTCTATCTGGCATAAGTTTGCTAGCTTGTAATATGTTCATGCAGTCTTTGGCGTGCTTAAACATGATCGCATTTGCTTTTTGTGCGTCAATACTAAGTTCAAGCATTAAATCTTCACCAGTTGTTTTTTTGAAGTAACTATGTGTTGGCACTGGCAAATGGTTATCAAAATCATATACACTTATATTTTTATCTAAATCTTTTGGATTCATATGTCATACTCCTTTAGTAAAGAAGGGCAAGGGTTTGAGCCCTTACCCTATGTCTTTTATCAATCCGTCAGTAAACCCTTCGTTACTGACTTGTTCTTCGGTTGTAATGATTTCTAACATCTGGATTGCGTCTTCTTTCGTTTCAGCAATTAGACCTTTGGATTTGACAATATCCTTGAGTTGATCTTCTGTATAGCTTTCAAACGGTTTCGCGTCCTCGACTATCTTCCAACCTTGTGCAAGGTATTTGTTTAAATTTTTGTCTAAGATGTTAGTAACTATGCTACCCTTACGAACTTTCATTTAATTTCTAAGTGCCGCTTACTACAGAAAGTTTCTTCAACACTCTGTCAGCGTTTGTCACTTTGAATGCGTGAACTGAATGATATTGTGCGTATGAACCGACAAAATCAATCGCTGGCATTAAGCGCAAGCCAATAAGTCTTGACAATACTGAGTATGCGTCATGGTCGTACATAACGAAGTCAATTGCTTCGTCTGCAGCTTCTGCGCCTGTACCCGTAAGGTCGCCTAAAAATTCATTTTCAAACACGTTCATGTTATAAATGCGTCCTAGAACGCCAGTTCTTAAGACTTCTTCATTTGAGTTAGGCGTGTATTCTTTACCGCTTAATTCAAGCAATAGCGCGTATGAATCAGTGTTGCAAATTAAAGCGTCAGGTCGAGCTTTATTTTCTCTTAATTCTTTACGAGCGTCAATGATTGCCTTCTTAATCGTGTAAGTGCTTCCGTCAATAACAGTTGTTACTGATCCAGCAGTAGCTTGTTCAGCTAACTTTTGAACTGCAATTTCTTGGAATTCTTCGCCAGCACTTTCAAGTACAACATCCATTTTTTGAGCACCTTTACCAGATACTCTTGCTGTTTCTACTAATTCATAAATCTTTTCACTTCTACGAATGTTTACGTCAAAGCTAATAGGGATTAAAGAATCTGCAGTGGATGTGTGCGTGAAGTCTAATGATCCTACAGTGTTCGCACTGCCTGGATTACCAAGCTTGCGTACTGCAATTTGACCAGCTTCATTAACTTCAAATTTAGAAGTAAATGTAATGCCGTCTTGGAAAGTCTTTGCTGCCCATAGGTTGGGCTCTAATAATGGCGTAAACGCCGTGTCAACGGTTTCACTACCGTATTTGACTAAATCTACATCAATAAATGACATGTGTTATTCTCCTTTTATTTGTGTGTTTTTCTTTTTAGAATATCCGCCATAACTTGCTCATGGCCCGTCTTAACCATGTTCGAAGTGTCGATGTGCATGCCGACTCTTTTTGTCTGCGTAATCCCAAAGTCTTTAACAACACCTTTAATGATGTCATCCACGTTAGCTTCTGCATTCTCTTGTTTCTTCAACATAACAAGTTTCTTAAGTGTATCGTTTGGTTCAACGTTATTCTTAAGAAGCGCATTTTCAATCGTGATTTCTTCGTATTTAGTAGTTGCTTCTTTTACTTTGGTTTCGTACTCTTCGATATTTGGTTTGTTTTTTTCGGCTTCTTCTAGCTTAGTTTTATATGACGCTAGATCTGCCTCGTATTGACTTTTAGCAGTCTCTACTTCTTTCTTATCAACTTTTGATGTTAACCATGTTTCCACTTCTTTATCATCAAATAAATTGACCTTTAGTTTTTCGCTCAATGAACGCTTGACTTCTGTTTGCGCTTTCTTAACATGCTCTGCGCTTAATTCAGCAGCCTTATCATTGATAATTTTTTGAACCTCTTCTTGACCTAAGAGTTCTTGTAACTTTTCATCCATTTTAAATCTCCTTCCATTTTATAGTCTGTCGACTGATAACGATAACGCTCGTTTCGGCTTATTTATCTCAAAACATTTATCATGTTTGAAATCATGTTTACTTGCTCTAACAACACCAATGACGCTATACCTTCATATAACATGTTGTCGAACAAAACTTCATCTGGTATGTCCTGATCAGTTGGCAGCGATATTTTTCCTAAATATTCATAAGGAACTTTGTGCCGACCTTTGACTCTGCCTCTTAGATTATCCCATACCCAACGACCCTTTGAATTTGATTTTAAAATGTCGTTGTATTTATCAGCTAGATTCATGTAACGATATACGCTGCCATTTATAAACCTAACTACTAAATCGTTTGGATATTCTGCGAATCTGCATACCGCACTGACATTTGATGATGTTACCCACTGACACCCAATGTTAGCAAGAAATAAAACTTCTTTCTCACTGTGATAATATCTTCTATAATCGCGGTTTAAATCTTCTAATCGAATCATGGTTCAATTGGATTTGTCGGCTGCGGTGTTAATCCGACAGTCGTTCTTTCAGCCGGTGTCAATGCTTTATTATTTTCTACTTTGATATTTAATGCAATAGCTTCTATCTCTTCATCTGATTTGTCATCGCCGTAGTATTCTTTAAGAGCTGTTCTAATATCCATAACTTGACCTTGTATGGCAGCTGCAATTGTAGCAACAACATTTTCAGGGCTTGGGTTAACGTATTCGCCAAAATCTATGGTGATGTCATAATCACCTATTTCTTGGCTGTGCATGAGATCGTAACTCTTTAGCAACCCATTGAAGTAGTGTTGAAAGCCTTCACGCCAACCATTTAGTTTAAGTTCTCTCGTTCTGATAGATGTCTTTTCGCGTTCGACTTGAGATTCAGCACTTGAGACAATACTCTCTAGTCCTGTTATACCAACAGTGATAGGGTGTAGCTTTGCTTTGTTGATTGCATTAGCGATATATTGCTTTGATACTTCCAAATACTTTTCAGCGTTAATATCACCTTGAACATATTGAATTAAGTTTTTAGCGTCGTTTAGATCACCACGTATAACCTCATAGTCTTTGAGTGCTCTCTCGTACTCTCCAACCTGTGCGCCGTTCTCATTATGTGGTATCAAATCTTCGGCCACAAGGACTCTAACACGTGCCTTGCGTATTTCTGTAGCAAGACTTGATAAAATCTCTGTGAGGGTATCTTCAAGCTTGTCTAATCCTTGAGTGTCTGCTTCTCCAAAGCTAGATGTTAAGAACCAGCTGTTATACCCTGTGTTTGTCTTAAGTAAAACAGGTATCATATCCAGGGTGTCAAAGTCCATAACAACTTCGTCTGATTCTTCCATGCCAAATGATTTTAGGATTTCTGTTTCTTTGTACCACTCCATTTGAACAGGCTTATCAGTAACATCCCATAATTGATATGTTATTGTTACAGTGCCTTCTTTTTCCCATAGCTCTCGAAGTTCATATTGTCTGTCACCAACAGTCTTTCGCTGCTTGAATATGTAGCCTACAACGAAATCTCTTTTTTTAATGACTTCGATGTATTCTGGCTCTACTATTTCAATGATTGGATAATCTTTGCTTATATCCGTGTCTATCGCTGTCTTATAGGCGAAATGACCAAGTCCGCTTTGCAGTGATTCGCCAATCATCCACTTATTAGATTTGAAGCTGTTGAAGTCTAGTATTTTTTCGAGTATTTTTGTTTTCTCGACATCTTCTTGACCGTCTTTCTTAGACACTTTGACATTGAAGCCATTAGAACAAACCAAACGAACATATGCGTCATTGATCATCTTAATGATTCCATAGAACACAAGTGCCTCATCAGTCTTGCTTCGATAGAGATATGACTGTCTGATTTGGTTTCTTTCCCATTGATCGTCTATTAAGGTAGGTGCGTCAACCTTGTAAAACTTTTGCACAACTGCAGCGTTGCCGGTTAAAAATACGCGGTTTCGATACAAGTTAAATTGATATCTTTCATTTGATTGTAGGTCGTGCAGTAGTGACACGTTCTTTAGGTTAAATCCATATCCCATGTTATCTTCTCCTTAATAATCTTGTCATGTTAGGCGTAAGTGCATAGTCTAACGCGTCATTGTAGTCATTGTGAAGCTCGTTGTCGTCGATTGTTTCACCCATGTGACCTTTTACCTTAGCGAGTTGTTTCCTGACCTCTAAAGCGCCATCTCGTGTGCTGAATAACAAACGATCGTTATATATAAGTTGTTCTTTGAGCGCAACCCTTGACTTAGCTGTTACTGTTTTTGTGTTTTTAATTGACCCTTGTATTGTAACACCTAGTTTTTGTACTTGGCTTTCTTTACCTCTAGCTGTTTCAATTAAAGCACGTTCTGCGCTATCAATCCAGATAGAACGGAATCTGTGGCCAAACATCATGACCCAATCTTTTAAAAACATATATAGTTCCTCTAATGTCCTAGCATGTGACACTTCTTTTGATTCATAAGCGTCTAACACAATTGTTCTTTGATACTCTTTGCTATATGCGACTAATACAAATATTGTTTTAGCATTTTCTTTTGTTGCGCTTGATCCACCACTCCCAACGTCAACACCACATTGAAGTTCAATGATGGAATTAAAGTTGATTCTGCGTTCATCAACGATATGGCTTTTTTTGAGTAGATGACCATAGAGTACGCCGTCTGTCGCACCTCTAATGCCTAAAACAAATGCATTGTAGTAAAACGATCCTTTAGGGTGTGTGTTATGCATACGGTTAATCCACGCTGCAGTTGCACCTGGTCTATCTTCTAAAGCAAAGAACCAATACGACCAACCTTCTTTGTGTGGAACTTCTTTCATTTGCTCAATAGTAGATAGCGGTACGTCGTCTATGTAAGCTTCGTGAGGTCTACATGCGTTTAGATAACTGTATAATTCTAAATCTGGATCATCACCGTTAGATGTTGCTATAAGTTTCATGCCAACAGAAGCAACGCGTGTAATCGCTTGTTTGATGAAATTAGGATGTGCTTTGTTTGCTTCATCTAATAACATCAGATACGGACTACCACCTAGTATCTTGTCTTCACTAGCTATTGTTTTATAGCCAACCATGTAGACGTTTTTTGTTTCAACGTAATCTCCGTATGCTACATCTATTTCGATACGCTCGCCACCGCGTTGACTTCCGCCAACATGTCTGACTGCGCCTTTGAATAACTTTGTAATACTTGTTTCTTTGTCAATGAAGTTACGATACAATGTGCCGCTTGATTCACCACATAAGAACAAAAGTGTTTGACCTTTAGGGCTTCTAAATGCTTCATACACAAGCTTAATACCCGCTAAGGTTGTTTTACTCGTTTGTGACGGACCTTCTAGAAATATAACTTGCGACTCATCTTTTAGCGTATCGACCCATTTTTGAGTGATGATTAAGTCAGCAAATGAATTTATCATTTTAGCGACCCATTTTAGCGATTGCGTCAAATCCGCCAGCTAGTGCTTTGATTGTATCCATATCTTTGTCTTCTAGCTTCTCTCTCCACTTGTCACCCATTCTGTTTTTCATCCAGAAGATAAGCATTGCGACATTCGGCGCGAAGTATACAGTTCTGACTTTGATTTCAACAAGCTTCTTTTTGCCATTGACCATTTCGTATTTTTTATCTGTTAGTTCTTGGCTATAACCTAAAGCAATCTTAAGAGCTGTGTTTTCTACTTCATAGTCTATAATCTCTTTATTCTTCTTTATAGCCTCTTTAATCTCTTTATGTTTAGACTGCCATGTATAT